ATAATACCCTTTCTGGCAATTCCCCAAGTTTCACTAATCTGAGTGAAAGCATCGAGTAGCCTCTTTTGTTCCGATTCAGTAGCCATTATATCCTCTCCTTTAGTATAGAATCTAAAAATTTCTTGACCCGACTTGTTCGTAGGAAGTCATTCAAAATACTCTTAAACTGTGGGCTGTATTCTGTAGCCATGCCTGGATTACGAACATACAACCGAAACCATTCTGACCAATAGGCTTGAGGGCTGGCTAGACTATCCACATTTAGGATAGGCAAATCAGTTACGTTTCGTATAACTGGACGTATAGCCTCAAAATTTCTTCCCCAAAAACCAAGATTTTTAGGAATGCTAAACTCTCTGTTTCCTAATACAATGTCTTTGACCTGTTCAATTGGTCTTCGAGCTAAACTCTGTACATCGGCTTTATTTGACAAATGATCAAAGGTTCGATCTAAATATTTAGTATACTCGGATCGTATCTGAGTTCGCATCGTAGACTGAGATGAACTAAAAACATGACGCGAAATAACCTCGGACATAATATTAGACTTTCCTTCATTAGTAAGTCCACGCCATTTGTCATAGTTAACAAAAAATTTACCCTTATCAAAATAGGCCAAGTTCTGCCTGGAACCTGTTCTCTTTCCTACCTGTCATTTATCCAGGAAACGAACCTGCAAACCTCTGTAGTATTCTTGCCTAGGTAAATTGGGAGAACTCTTTATGGCACCGGCAACCTGACGTTGTACGGTTGAGTTAGATACTCTCTTGGTTCCTGTTCTAAACTTCACCGCAGCCGATCCAATAGATTCTAAGTTTGGAGCTACAGGTACAAAGTTAGAAGATAGTGGTAAGTCTTGTCTGAATGTAGCTGCGACAGCATCAGGAATAACTTGGGTAGCCCTGCTTACTGACACCTTTTTGAAAAAACTTGGATATCGTTGAGCCATTACTTTGTTAAGATCAGGACTGTATAAGGCTGCACGTTTAGGATCGGTAAGAAGTAATGAGAACCAATCAGCAAAATATTCTGATCTGTCCCACAATTGATATGATCTGAGTAATTGAGTCCCTGTTGAAAACTCGGTGATAGTTTTGTTGAGTACCTGGTATGCTTGTTCTGCTGGTATGCCTCCAAAACTTTTACCTTTAGTCAGAGCATCAAATAAATTATCAAGAAAATCATCTGAATTTCTCAGAAAGTTCTGAATCGTATCTATAGCCGGTCTTAATTCTGCGGCCCTCTCTGGTGGCATATTCCTTAATGCATTTCGAAAGTTATTTTCAATTTGAGATAATGCTTTTCTACGTTCTTTCTCTGCTACTCTTAACAGATCATCACCTGCGCGTAATCCATGTAGACCAAGAGTTCTGGTATCTAGCTTTCCGGCTATACTTCCAAAAGTATGCCCCATTTCATGGGCGAGAGTTTTAGTTATGGCATCTATTTGACTTTGTGTAAGGTTAGATACTTCCTGACCAGGACCTAAAGTTATATTTATCTCGATGCTTTGTACAGCTTGTCGTGATTTAAAACTTGTGTTTCCGTTAACGCCAAACTCAGTACCTCTTTCTATATTGTAAACAATACCATCCTGAGGAAGTTTACTGAAGAATTGAGTACGTCGAAAAGAAGGTCTTTTTACTATATCATCAGCTAATCTGCCGGGAATAATAAATTTCTTTGCTCTAAACAAAGCCAGTATACTCGTTTGAGTTGCATTCGTAGAGACTTCCAAGGCATCTTTTATTTTAGGAGCTATTGAGATGTTATCCAACCACTGAGCCGCTTCTGAGGGAAGTGGTACAACTGGAGATAAATGACAGTGGCATTGACCACCACAGTCTAGGTTTGGTGACCTAGGTACTAAGCCCATTTCGCTTAAAGTACGAGCGTCCCAAACACCGCTACCGTCTTGTTCCTCGCCTTCAGCCAGGTATAAACAATCAGCAGAATGTTCAGCATCGTCAAATAATTGCCATTCCACTTTTACTACATCTTTGGGAATAATAAGTTCCCCGGCTGCACTGAATAGCTTAGATAGACTAAAATTTAAGATTTCTATATTCTTTGCAAAAACATTGTAGGCTATGGCTCCAGCTACATTAGCATATCCAATCAAAAATTTATCAAATAAACTTATTCTCTTTTCTCTTTCTTCAGGCGGGGCATCCTGTACCTGGTCTACTACGTCTTCAAAGAATAAAATATTTGCTCTGTCCTTAAAAACTGTTTTGTGCTGCCTAACGATTTTTCGCTGTTGACCACCCGACAAACCTTTTACACTGAATTGATCTTCGAAATAAGCATTACCAGCAGCTACACCTTTTGTAAATGATTCGTCAGCTATGTCTGAAAAGTCATCTAAAAGAAGTTTGAAAAGATTCTTCTGTGGACGAGAAAGCCGTTGCTTTTCTAAAGAAGAAAGATAATCTTTTTTAAATTGATTCCATCTGATACCTAGCTTACGCAGAAACTGCTTTTGCAGATCCTGTATGCGATCATATTCTCTTCTTTCATCAGCAGGAAGAAAAGCGGGGGAACCTATTTTTTCACGTCTAGGTTTAATGGGCGGGTCAGTTTCTTCTTGTTTAGCCCTAGGCTGTCCGATTTCATCTTCATCAAACGTGCCTAAGGTTTTTTTTTTCGCTTTGGCTATTTCCATTCCAGATCCTCTTGTTCATCTTCCGGTAAATCGAAAATGTTGTCTACAACATCATCCCCAAATAATTCGTTAAGATCCTCGTCAAGCTGAGTTATCTTTTCTATATCTGGCATAACAGATTTGGTCTGTTGTTCATCTCTCTTAGGCGATTGAGTTCCAGAGGGTTTGGTATCGGGTGGCACGGTGTCACTTGCTTGCCTACCTGGAGGATTAAAAGGATTTGGTCTTGCTTCTCCTGGAGGCGGTTGAGGTGCCGGAACCTTTATTGGCTTTCCTGATTCATCGATTGGAACAACCTCATTACCTAGAAGAACCGTTCTTTGGTCGCCGCCCTTTACCGGGGACCTTCCTAGGTCGGATCTAACTTCGTTTGTTGTAAAGATACCTGATCTCCACAGAGCAATCAGCCCACCAGTTTTTTCTTTAAATTGTTCGTTTGGTCCACTTACAAACTTAAATTTTTGGGTAGGGTCAAATTCCCTCACCACTGTATTCATATCAAATGCTATGATTGTGGACATAGGAACTATTAATCTAGAATTGCTTTGTTTGATCGATACATCAGCACTACGGGCAGCAACATCACTGAGACTAGATTCGACTGAAGATAGACCAAAGTTCCTAGCTACGATACGCTCAATGATAGGCATCAATTCAGCGACCTGCATTTCTCTAAACGGTCTTGTGAATTGCACCCATTGTACTTGATCTACATTATCGACCACACGTATTTTACTTTCTCCCTGCAAACCACTAGCAGCTTCGAAACTGGCCTGTGCTCTTCTTAAAGCCTCATCTCCGATATCTCCTAGGTGTAACATACCTGGTGGGATCTCACCTCTGGTAAATGCCCAACCGATTGATTTTACTGAAAGCATTAACAGAGCTACTTCATTAATAATTGTTTCGATGATAGGAATGGTTCCTAGCGTATAACTGTTAGGAGTAAATTGACGGTATATAAAATTCTTTTTATCATGTACGGCAATAACGACATTACTCGCACGTCTTATTTCTTCATAGGCAATGGTATTACCAAATTTATCTATTTTAGGTCTAATGGTTGCAGCATCTCTGGCGACTAGTTCTACAATTTTACCATTAATATTTCGAACTTTCTCAATGGCACCCTTGCCGATAATCAACATATCACTTATATATTTTGCTAAAACAGTAGACAGATCTTCATTGTCAGAGTTTGGAAATTCAAAGAATTCTCGTATGTCAGCAGACTGACTAGGAGGATGGTATTTCATATCCTTGTGAAAAATATCCCAAGGCAAATGTGCTACTTGTCTAGTGATACCATCAACCGCAGGTCGCACGGCAGAAGAACTAGCGTAAACGTGTCTTAAAAGTTGAAAGCTAATTCTGCCTATTTCGGTTGGATGGAGCACATGGAAATTTCCACCAAACCCACCATACCTGGACGAGTCTCGATGTCCAGGAATTCCAGCATCACCAGACTTCCGAAGTTCGTCATGTTCTTTCTTGATAGTTTCTCTAGAAGGAACACCATCAGAAATCCTATTTCCGTTTTGATCATATATTGGCATTAGTTTACCATCTCCATATACTAAAATTTCCTTGGTATGTTCCGCGCTCTGACACTTTTCTTAGTCCTTCCAAAGCAAACCAGCTTGCCATAAGCGTGTCGTAAGAGCCAAGGGGGAATCCTTTAATTTCCGTTATCCATAAACAATAGTTGCACTCGCAAGCTGCATCATGACTTCCACCTGCACCAAAAGGAATGATCCACGAACCAGTTTCGAGTTCTGCCAAAAGAGAAGGCACTCCAGTTTCAATACTCATCTTCTGAGTACCAGTAAAGTATCCTTCAATCGGTAATCCTGTTGGCCCCATTGACTTTAACAGGTCAACAAGGTATTTCTGTGCTCCTACATTTTCTACCATGATTTTAGCAGGTTTTAAAGTTTTGTAAACATCTATGATCACTCGACCTATTGCCAGAGGCGAACTTTCGTGAGAAACCCTTATGTCACAAGGTATCCTTTTTCCGGTTGGAGTCCTGGCAATTGTGAAAACAACCGAAGGAGCAGCATGTTCTCCTTCCCTGTGACCAAGGTCAACACCGACATATTTAATAAATTCAGAATTATTTACAACGTCAACTACCTTTAATTCTGTATCCTTACAGCTTTCTATAACTGTAGGATTAACCCAAACCTCATCACTGGACATGGGTTGTAAACGATAGGCTCTGTTATAAGCCCTTTGCTTAACTATTCTTAATTTCTTCTTTAAAAATTCACGTGAACACTTTTCAGGCCATGGTGAATTGAAATGTTCATCCACCATATAAACCGTAGCTTTAGGTATATCCTCATTATTACGGATCTCCCAAATAACATCATCTTCATGCCAAGGGGTACCAATCATGTACCATTTGGCATCGTCTCCATCCAACATTTGCAACCATGTATTGTAGACAGCATCTTTAACCTGCTTACGCATCTTAGGAAACTGAATCGCATTTCGATAACCAGTTATATCATCAAAGAAAATAATATCTGCACGACCTCCACCAGCCGCAGTAATAACCCCGCTACCCTCGATGGTTGGATCTTTATGCGGTTCTTTTCTAGCTGTAGTCAATTGTGATTTTGTCCATGATGCTATATCTGACGGTACACAATCCGGGAACACTTCTTTAAAACGTTCATTCTTTAAAATCGTAGCCGAGATACGAGATAGAATTTTGTTAGCTAAATCATCAGATTCTGTAACAAGCTTAATTCGGATACCTGGATTCCCGCCTATCTCCCAACATATTCTGCCTACCGTTATCTGTTCTGTCTTTCCATGTCCTCTAGGAGCCAAAATCAAACCCTCCTGACTATCGGACATGAAGTCTTGCCACACATGATGCATCTCCACACTGGTATATCTAAAGACGTAATCAATAAAAAATTTAGGATCTAGCCTACACCTTTCAAGGAGTACATCTTTAAGACTACTACCATATCTAGAGTAAGCTTCGTATTTATTCTGGACTTCCTGTAGGTTCATTATTTATTTCCGGCACTACCGGCACTTTCAGGTTGTTTCCGGTTTCTTCCGGCATTGCTGCTACTGCCGGTTCCACCAGATCTTTATCCCAACCAGGATCTAGTCTATCAATTAATCTTTTCATCTCTATACACTGTGCAATCTTTTCATCAAGATCTCTAGTACTGGCGGACGCACCTTCACCTTTATCCTTCGCTGAGTCTCGTAACTCATGAAGAAGGAATACTCTCTGCTTAGACACGAATTCTTTTATTTTGATTACTTGCTGAAGGGATACATCTTTGAATTTGGTAGCAACAGCAGCGTCGGCGGTTTGGCTCATTAGATCGAGAGAACCAATTTCTTCCGCTAAAGATTTAGCCAGCTTTTCTATAGCTGCGTTTTCTTCAGAAGCTGGAGCAGTGTCTCCATCAGGAACTTCGATCTTTCCCTGAATGGCAGATACGACTTCTCCAATTCTCTCATCCCATTTATCTTCTTTTTTCCAACCGAATAAGGTGGGGGCCGGGAGGCCTAGCTCTTCCGCAACCTTGGTAACATTTCTGAGTTTAGCAAAAAGGCGAAAGGCTTGTTCCCGGTGATAAGTATCTTTGTTCCGACCCATGATGAGGTAAGTATATATTAGCCTTATAATAAGTCAAGAGTTCATAAGGTTATTAGAAGGTCCAGGTGGATTTGAGGAATCGCTCTAAGGTAATGATTTTAAAGGAATAAGTGATATCTGTCTTGGGATCTACGGCAGAAAAAAGAAGACCGGGACTATCAATTAGGCTCCTGTCTTCCCGGAGCATGACGTAATCAATCAAACCGGCCTTGGTGAAAAATATGATAGAATTGTCACTATTGGTGTCCTCATTTGATTTCAACCAATACTGAAAAAGAGTACAAGTGTTTGGCCGTTTAAATACTTCATTGAAGGCCCACTCTTTTCTGTTCTTACATTCAATGGGACCTAGACCTGCGGCCTTCCATATCAAATACATTTCTTGAATAGGCATCAGATCTCCATGAGGCTGGCCACCGGCAGTTCTTTTCGTTTTTAAAAAGCCTTGTCGCCAATCCATGCCATGGTAAGCTGCTATCTTTTTTCCAATGTCACGTTCATAGGCTCCACCCTTTTGTGAACTACGTTTATTAATCTTAGCTCGAATCTCAGGAGGCAGTTTACCATCGACATAATCTGAAGCCATAGGCAAGTTATTCATTCTCAAAATCCTCCAACTCTGGTAACTGTTCTTCAACGGCTTCTACTAGTGGTGCAAATTCTTTATGAGCCTTACACAAAGCAATCCATGCAGATTTTAAATCGGGATTGGAATCGTCTAAATCATCTGGTCCTATGCCATAGACAATAGCCGCCAGTACTCCACCTTCCCATTCGACTTTATCAGCTAGATCCATTGGAGTCATATTTTCTCCTATCCAGTAATTTTCTCTAGATCAGTTTCACATAGCCGAAGCACGGGATCACCATCATCATCATGATACATGCCAAGTAGATCCTGATCGAACTTAACAACTATACTATTTCCGATTCTAGTTTCGATGCCTTTTATAATGCCAGCTTTGCCGCGCATCCATCTATGAGTACTCGATACCCGTACACGGTCCCCCACTTGAGGTGTCTTTATCACGAACATCACTCCCCCTTGGTAGCCTTAGACTTTTTCTCCTGCTCTTCCTTAATCTCTTTTACACGCTCTCTATTATCTAAGGTTAGTTCGAGTAAGTCAACATAGAGCATGGCGAACAACACAGGATAGACAAACCAAAAAGCAAGATTAGCCCACAAAGCTTCCGCATCCATGGACACCCCAATTAACAGTCCGGCGAACACTATTGAAAAGCGCATTATTTACCTCCATCAATTCCTAGTTTCTTGTAAGCTGATGCAAGGACTTTATCATCTAGTTTAACAGCCAAGTCTGCCTTTCTGTATTTGCTACCTTCGTATTCAAACCATCCACCAGTTTTCTTAATCTCTCCTAACGGATTAGCAAGAAACTCTAGCAAGATTTCTTTTGGTCTGATACCTTCGTCAAAGAGCACGTCAAATGTTCTTGATCGAAATGGCTCGACAAACTTGTTTTTCTTTGCTTCAATACCAACAGTCATACCATAAGGTTTCATTCCGTCTCCTTCTTTGAGATAAGTTCTTCGCTTAACTTCAAGAAGAAGGCCTCCATGAAATTCAACTGCATGACCACCAAGTTTAGATTTATTAGCTCCAAACATGATACCCGGATTATCCTTAAGCTGTGAAATAAAAACCATAGCTACATTGTTTCTATAAGCAGGTCCTGACAGTCTGCGTATACCTGCTGATATAATAGAAGCATGTTGACCACGCTGTTTACCAGCCGTTGAATCTTCTTGCTCCGTTTCTTCAGCCGTTGCAATAGACATGCTGTCTATCGCCATGAAGATAGGTTTTCCAGTTTCGTAAGAAGCGATCTCACCCATCAGATAGATCATCTTATCAAAAGTATCCTGCAAATGAAGTGGATGGATTAGAATCAGCTTCTTAGGATCAATGCCATGCATCTTTCCCCATGCAGCAGAATAGGAGAATTCTGTATCCAT